CATAATTACTCATAGTTCTCTCCCTTAAATATTTCTTCCTTCCCTTGTGGTGTCCATAATACTACTTCCTGTGTATCATGATGATACTCTCCGTCTCTTAATATTCTAGCCATCCTACAATTTCTAAGTGCCTCTTTTTCTCCTTGTCCAGATTTAATGAAGGCTTCTAACACATGCTCCCACATATCTAAAACCGAACCTGTATTTCCGTCCAGAATTTTTCCAGCGGATATTGGTCCTATGCCTTGACAACCTTTATAATGATCTGTGGAGTCTCCTACTAATGATTGATAAAAGAATTTATAATCGGCATCTTTATCTTTCCATTTAAAAACTTTTTCTTCTTTAAAGTCCCAATGTAAACCTGGAATAGTTAGTAAATCTTTGTCCTCACTAACTATTATTCTTTCATCTTTAGATTTTTCAGTAGCTAGAATGCCTATAACATCGTCTGCCTCTAACCATTCATAAATCTTGTATGGATATGTTTCTTTACAATAATCAAGAGCAGGAATAAAACACATCGGTTTCCTACCGCCTTTTCGATTACTTTTATAGTCAGGATTTATTTCTTTCCTGAAGTTTTTTTTATGAGTGAAACATAATAGAATTTTATCTGCTTGTGTTCCTTCTTGTACCTTCCATATTTGATTATCAATAAGCGTCTTGACCTCTGCTAAATCACAATGTAATGTCCAAGAATCATCTCCCCAATTAATCTCTCTTTCGGAAAGTCTAGTCGCTTTGTAGACAAATATGTCTGCATCAATTAATAACTCTCTCATTCTCTTCCTTTGTTAAGATTGGTTTATTTACATATGTTCTTTGATCCATTAGATCATGACGATATGCTTTATACATATTAAATGTAAAACATGTTATTGTTTTTATATGACTGAATGGTACAATATAAATATGTGGAAACCTACACACAAATAAATAATCAAAATCTCCCTGTTTGTATGGGTCGGAAATCGGTTTACCATTTTCATGTTTATTCCTTTTTAATTTTACATTTTCTCTAGTCGAATGCTTTACTTGAACAGTTACCCAATCTTTTTCGCCTTTGACTAATAAATCAAAGGATGCTGAAGTATCTAAAGGAGTACACATAGAATAATCCCACATGTGTAAAAGATACTTTACTAAAGCTTCACCTGCCAATCCAAATTGAGTAGGATTAATGTGTGGTAGCCCAAGTTGATCCTGTTTTGAACTCTCCGGTGAGGGGAATTCTAAAACTGTACCTTTCTCCTGCAATGGCAATCGCTTTGACTGCAATATCACCGATCCTTTTTGCATGTTCCCTTTTTACTGTGAGTTGAACTTCATCATGAACAAATGCTACTTGTCTATAATCTTCTCCATACTTAAATTCTTTTTCAAGAAGATGATGCATTTCAACAATCCATCGCTTACAGATTATCGCTCCTGCTGATTGTAACAATGTATTCAAAGCTGAATGGCTGGAACGTACTGGTACTCTCCTACCATCTAGACCCTTTATAAAACCTAGTTCTGCTTTCTTTTGCACGGCATCTCTTAAAGATTTCAAGGCAGGTATCTTACTAAGGAACTCCTTCTTTAAACGAGATCCTTCCGCTTTCCCCTTACCCACAATCTGACCAATTTTTTCATTTCCTGCACCATACAGGAACCCATATATAAAAGTCTTCGCTTGATCTCTAGTAGATAAACCAGCGGCTTTTTGATTAGCTGTATGAATGTCATCTTCAAGCAATAATTTACCATATGCACCATCATCATACTTAGCAAGATAATGACTAAGACAGCGGAGTTCCAAACTAGAAACATCAATTCCCAAAAGATCCATCTTTGAGTCTGCTCTAAATAATGTTCTACATTCTTTCCCAAAGGGTGCATTAAGATTTGGCACTTGAGCGAGATTAGGGTGTGAGTGAGAGCATCGTGAAGTTTGTGCGCCCATCGTGTTGACTTTTCCATGTAGTCTACCTTTTTTGCATAATTTTATCCATGCTTGATTACCTTCAGCTAACTGAGCAATACGTTTATTTAAAATAAAGTATTGTGACATAAGTTTTGCTTCAGGATACTTGAGCTTATTTAATACCTTTTCATCAATCTTAGGGTCATTTGTAGGAGTAAATTCTGTAGGACTCCAACCTCTTAATTCTTGTAAACGTTTAGCTATATGCTTACGAGAATTAGGATTAAAATCTATAATCTTTATTTTAGAATACGTACCATTCTTCCTCAGTCCCTCATCTACTATCCAAGAACCAAACACCTCACCTAATTTCTTGGATAACTTGGATCTTCTATCAGCAAGATCACCATATAGTATAATGGCTCGTGGTTCATCAAAAGAAAATCCTGCCTCCTCCTGTCTTATACAGACATCTGCTATTCTATGTTCTAAATCTAAACAATCTTTTGGAGGAACATTATCTAATAAATATTCATGTAATAATTCTGTCAAATGAACATCATTCACACAATAATCACGCATCTCAGGTGTGAGTTCGGCAAATGCATTCTGTTGTTGTGAGTATGTACCTTTAAAAGAACCTAATCTTTCTCCCCATGCTTTGAGAGAATGACTTCCCCAAAGTTTAGCCTCAATCTTACGTATTTTTGAGTCGGTTTCTCGTAGATTAGGGTAAATAACTCTTGAAAGTATTAAAGTATCAAGTGTCTGTTCTATAGGGATCGTAAATCCATATAATCTTTTAAGTGCTACCAGATCAAACCCTAATATGTTATGCCCTATTATTTTTTTATCTTTTAAATCTAATAGAGCACTTTTAATTTTTGAATCTGAATCTGCAATTGTCAATTCACCAGTACTTAGGTTTCTATATACTAACAAATGAATCTTTGTTATAGTATCTAGCAAACCATCCGACTCTAAATCTAAAATTACCTCTTCCATTTTTTCCTTCCGTTAGAAATCTTGATTATCCTTAACTTCTTCCATTTCAAAATTATCCGTTGAAACTTCTACCATTCTTCCAGTTTCCTTTGAATATTCTATAGCATTACAAATACCTGTCTCACCTGTCCATCTATTTTTTAGAATCCTTACTGTAGTCAGATTTGGATGATCCTCACTCTGTTGATTTCTTTCACAACCTATAACAATATCAGACAGTTGAGCTATACCATGAGTACCACGTAGCTGATTGAGAGAAGTTTGTACTCCCTCTTCGTGTCCTCTATCTCCACTTGGTCTGCGTAAATGTGACACAAGTATCAAGGCACATTGTAATTCTTCTACTAAACTCCGTAGCTTAGTCATTACAAAGTCTAACATTCTACGTTCATCTCCACCACTTGTGAGTCCTGAAATGACAATACTAATATGATCCAATATAATGCAATCACATTCCATTCCTCTTACTAAGTATCTAATCTTGTTAAATAGATGTTCTGGTTCTACACTTCCCCAATGATCATAGAGAAATAAGTTACCTGTACCTACTACATTATCAAATCCTTCTTTTAATTCTTCAGTAGTACACTCTACATTCTGTAAATGTATAGGTTTGTTCAAATATAGTCCGACAAATCCTAATGCAGTTCGCTTGTTATTCTCTTCTAAGGCAAGATAACCTATCTTCTGACCTTGTAACATTAATGAGTAACCTATCTCTCGACATACTTGTGACTTACCTACTCCACTACCTGCTGTAATTGTGACTATCTCTCCTCTACGTAGTCCCTGAGTCATACTATTTAAACCAGAGTAAGGATAAGGAAATGATTCTACATTATTCTCTGAGGATATTAAGTGCCATAAATCTCTTCCATCTACAATTCCGTCTGGTCTCCACACTTGAGCAGACCAAATAGCAGAAATAATATCTTTCTCCTTACCTTCCTGCAACATTTCACTTGCGTCCTTGAGTGGTAAATGTGCAATCTTCACTTTTCCTGGTGAGAATAGTGGTACACATTCTTCTACTGCTTTCTTTCCTGCCTCATCTTGATCGAACATTAGGATTATAGTCTCAAATCCTTCTAGATATTCTATCTCTCGTTGAAGACAACGCTTTGCACCACCCGATCCAGTAGCTATAGAAACTACAGGCCATTTATTACCTTGAGCTTGTGATACTGACATGGCATCAATCTCTCCCTCAGTAATCACAATCATTTTCCCCTTAGAGAAAAGATGTTTACCAAAAAGATTTGCCTGTTTAGTATCTCCAATAAATAAAAAATCTTTATTAGAGAAGCGTAATTTCTGAGCGACCACCTCACTTGATCCTGCCTTACGATAATTAGCAATCTGTACTTTCTTACCTTTGAAAATACCTATTTGATAATCCCATTTATCAACTGTCGCTTGAGATAGACATCTTTTCTGAAGAGGTGTTCTGTCTCCAGTTACAAAATCCATTTTCATTTTTTCCTTCCTTTGTGTATTAGGTTTTTCACTACTTTGGTGATAACCACATCCGGGTGTGAAACAATAACCATGACCATCATCATACATGGCAAGGTTGTCTTGAGATCCACAGCTAGGACAAGGGATGTGTTCAATTAATGTAGAGTCCTCTCTATCTATACTCTCTCTTCCGAAGAGTTCCATGTTTTATCATCTAGATTGGATGTTGCTGTTAGTGATTTGACATATGTATACCCACAACTCACCAAGAAATGTTTCATTTGATCTAGTACCTCTGGTAAAGTTGAAGCGTCAAATTGAACTTTAGTATCATCAATTTTATAATTCTTACCAGACATATCATCTCTATCATTATAAGTCCTCATCTGGTGGAACACATATGTTTCTTCCATATCAAGTTCATCTTCCCATTTAAACTTTTTAATATTTTTAGTTTTTAAATGATGAACCTTAGTTCCTCTGTTTAGTATACCCTTACCCATTTTTCCTTCCTTTTAAAAATCTAACCATGATTGAACATCAAAATATGGTGAAAGTTGAGTGGTTTCTATCTCATTAAAACCTAAGACAGATGATTGAGGATAACTGTATCTCAACCACATGACACTCTCTTTTAACTCACGCCATTGTTGTGATGTATAATTTAAACGAGGTTCCAACTCTGAATCTGTAATAGTTCCACCGATTAAACATACTGATACGGATGTATCATTATATCCTTCTGTGTGCGCTCCTACTTCCTCAAGTTCTCTACCTGTTTCTACGCTACCATCTCTCTTTATGAGTAGATGATGCACCACATTTAAAAAACCTTTCTGTCTATGAAGTTTGTTCATATCTTTAACATCTAGATTTTTACTAGGTGGTGTCTGACTACTATGAATAATTATATATTTAGTTTCTGTTCTATTTATTCTATCCATTCTTCAGGAATATTTTTGTTTGCAAATTTAAAATCATATTTTGTAGCCCATGCTTTACATGTTAAATTAGAACCTTGAACTTTTTTATTACAATCATAAAAGACAAGCCTAATATCTATGTCAGGATGTTGTTTCTTGATTGCTCTCAAAATTCTTTGTGCTGTAATTCTGAAAAATCCTTTTGCCTCAATGACTATTCCATTTGGCAGAATAAAATCTGGTTTATATTTTCCTTCCAACGTATAGCCTAGAATAAGTGTTTCGTATTCATAAGCTACACGTTTTTCTTCTAGGAAGGAACCTAGTCTTTCTTCAAATTGGTTACGAAAACCTTTAGAAGTCCTCATCCTCTGCTTGTTTTTCTTGTTTAAATTCAGCAGAAGTATCCTCAGAGGAATCTTCGTACCCTTCCTCCTCCTCAAAACCCATATCTGAGATAGGATTATAAGGAATTAAATTGATAACTTGTACGGCATCCATATATAATGTGACACCTGCTCCACCTTGAACATGCCAAAAGTTAGGTCGGAATGATACCTTCACATCCGAACCACGACCTACGGAAACATTACAAGGGTTCAATTTTGCATCAATCAAACGGACTGTGGCCTTCCTTTTCTCTCCATTCTTAGATTTGAAGAAGGGTTTCTGCTTAAACTTAAACAGAACGTCATCTCCATCCTCTTTGTATGGTGGATTAGCTAGTTGCTTTGCTCCTGACTCTTTCTGAGAGGAATCCATCCACTCATCAATAGTAGCCATGAACTTCTTTGCTTCCTTGCGTGGCATAGTGAATGCTAACTGATACTCTCCTTCTTCTGAGAACTTTGTGTTAGGCCGTTCAAGATATGCCCATGCCACCTTTCCAGATGGTGATACTTGTCTATCTGCCATTTATATCCTCCTTAAATGGTTGTGTTATTGATTAACAATTCAAATTATTAATTAACTTGAATACTATAAGGGTAGTTAATTAACAAAAGAAGTATTTAGAATCTAGTACTTCTGTTATATCTAACTCTCCTCTCTTCGGTGGGTTGGGAACATAGTCAACCACTTCCAAAGCCGCTTTTCTAAACTCTTCAAGAGGATCAAACTCTTGGTATAGTTTAACAAAGGCTTCTCTTAATAATTGTGCCAGTTGTGGTGTTTTTGAAGCGTGTGTTCCATATGAGTCATGTATCATTTGAAATGACTGTATATCTGCGTCTACACACATATTCACTGTGAAAGTTAATGCACAGGCATCTAACGAGTGTACAAAGTTAGGTGCTGAACCATTTACTGATCTTCGATTATCAATTCCTGTATCATCTTCCATCTGTATAGTAGGTTTGATTAATATTCCATCAATATGAGTAAATATTTTCTTCTTGGAAATATCCTTATACTGTTGATGTATCACCATACCAGATGGTATCCACCATATCAAGGGATAATTTTCTTTACTCATTATGCTTGAGACTTTTCTGATCCAATCCATAGCCTCCTTTGCACTCACTACTACCTCTGTGATAGCATTCCATACTCTAGTCGTGATCCAGTTCACAGGTACGTATAGAGGAAGGTTTTTATCCCAAGGATACTCTAATCCTTCATATATGCATTCCCTCACATACTCTTCTACATAGCTTCTACAGCTAAATCGTGTACCTCCGTATGGTACTACCATGACAGGTCGTTTAGTCATCTTACGATTGATGAGTCCAGAATTTAACCATTTCTCTGCCATCTCATCACCTTCTTCCATCTCTCTCCTCACTTCCCTTAGTACGTGGTCAGCGACATCTTGATATATGTCTTGTGGTTGTTCTTTATTCATAAGATTAGTTGCGTGACCACCAACCTTACATCGTAACATCGCTGAGTAATGTTGTAGCCCATTATTGCTACCATCTAGGGCTATAGGTAAACTTGACTTGTAACCAAAACCTTCTCTCTTAAATCCTGCCCACTCATAGCAAAATGCTAAGAATAACCAAGGATCACTAACCTTTTTCCAGAATTCACAATTGAGATCATGCTTTGCTGAACCTAGTATTGCTTCTTCATTTTCATAGACCCAATCTACCCTCTCTTTTAAGGTAAGTTTATCTACTCCGGCACAGTTTGCACCATGAATAGCTAACCAATCTGCTTGTTCTTGATTTTCGATAGGTAAACTCTTTGAAAAAGTTAGTAGTGCCTTTGCATACTCTGTACCCTGTGGTGTGAGAAAGGATGAAACAGTGTATTTTCTACCTCTAAAGTCTACTTGGTAAGGGAAATAAAAACCATCAAATTTAGAAAATTTTTCTGCCATTTTCATAGTTCTCATGAACTGTAATATCTTAGATTTTCTCCTCACATTCTCTGCATAACATTCGGAAGCGACAGTTTTCCAATCTATAAACTTTTTGTACATCTCCTCATCCATATCTATCTTTTTCATTCCTTTAGTAGCTGGACAGGGTGGGATAGTTGCCTCGGTTTTGTCTGGTAATGATCCAATACTTATTTTATGAGTAGATGCTTCTAACATTACCTCAAATACCTTCTTATTCACCTTCCATTTTGTATTCTGTAGTGCATTGACACAACTATATTCTTGTTTCATATCATGATAGGCTAATTCACTAGCTATATTCTTGTTGCTAGTCTTGATAAAGCCAATCCTTTTTGTTAAGTAGCCACCACTATAAGGTGAGGTCCAATTTAAAGGCGTACACACCATTGGAGAGAATGCTGGACTAAGTAATTCTCCCTTACTATTGATTTTTTCAATCCAATCCAGAGTAGTAGAAGTAGGAAGGATAGTCAGTTCCTTTTTCTTTCTACTTTTAGTCATTGTCACTACCTTAACTAGACCAGTTGAACGTACTAACAAATCTACACACTTTAATCCTACTTGGATACGTTCTGTTACTGTCCATGTGTCAGTATGCTCTACATCAATCTTATGTTTACAATGCTTCAGTAGTCCATACCTACGGTAGTGACGAGATGCAGATCTTTTTCCTACTTGTTTCATTAAGTAGTCAAAATAATGTTTGTCTCCATCTCTATACAAATTAAACTTTACTTGATCTTCTAAGGCTTGTCCGATCTTAAAGGCTAAGTTTGTTAGCTTTTGTGACTTGGATATACCATCCATGAGAGATCGTAATGTTATAAAGGCCGATACCTCTGACTCCAACATAGCAAGGAAAGGTGCGGCTAATGCTTTTCTTCCTGCTCCACCCTGTAAGGCCTCTCCAACAAAGGAATCTATCTTTCTGGAAAACTTGTCTACACTCTGTTTCATCAACAGAATACCATGTAAAGATGTGGACTCTGCGTTAGAACTCTTTGCTTCCCTCACCTGTTTACGGAACTTCTCAATTCCGAATTCAATCATATCTTCTTCTAGTTTCTTTTGTTCTTCAAATATGTTCATGCCTTCCTTTTTATATGAGAATGAATAACCAATGTAAACTGACTGTATAGATTAAACAACCGAATACTACTATATATACTATGAATGTCATTATCTCCTTATATTAAAAGTGTATCTTTTCACCTGTGATCTCGTCTTTAGTGTAACGAATGTGAATTGCTCCACCTCCCCAGCAAAACATTATAGTAGCTAGTACCATAATAAATAGACCAGTGAGAAATCCACATCCCCATATGGCAAAGAATACGAGTATATCTGGTAAATTTAAGAACCACATATTCATGTTACTCCTTTATTATCCACTCCATGTGATTGTTCCGACTTATTAGCTTACACTTGTCTATCCTTTCCTGGTGGTTTCTCAGATCATCAGTCCAGTCTACCATACAAGGTTTAGATGTATCAAGTATAAAGTTTATTGATAATAGTAAAGTTATGATACCTATCAATATAGTAGTCATATCAATTTAGCAAATAAGGTTTTTCTAAATGTGTCCACCATATTTTATCTTTTTTCATGATCCACATCTTCCAATTAACACCTTCATTTAAATAAGATGCTAGTGCCTCTGTTATCTCTATGAGATTAGATTCAAAAGTAATTGGATCTTCTGTAGAGTCATCTGGATCGAACTCTATCTTTCCTCCACGTGTAAAAAACACGCCAGTATTGTTAGGTAACTCAGTAAAAGCGAGCGTAAAAGCATCTATAGCATCATTCACCATATGAAATAGAGTGAAGTAATCCTCAGTACTGAAAATACCTAGTATAGAACTTTGATTGAATTCACTATCAATGAACTCATCATCCAACATATTCCTTACTATGTATACTTTCATCTACCTCCTAGCTTGTTTGTGTAGTTCTTCTATCCTTTTTAAGTGTTCCTTGTGCTTTTTTCTCCGTTCCTCTTCCCTCACCACTTTTTGCCTAGCAAATATAAAATTATTCCAATCATTTATTTCTTCCTTTATATCTATACGTTCCATACCACCTTTTCTACTTGAGTCTTATGTACCTCAAAGACTATTTGATTATCCTCTCTGACTGCTTTATATATAGCATTGACTAGATGTTGAGAGTGCATATCTTCAATAGCCATTAACTCATCTTTAGAGTCACTTTGGTATTTGATTATTACTTTGTCTACTAAGATAGTCTTAGTGACCATATCCTTCCATTCCATTTTACCTCGTTAATAAGTATGTGTTCCATTCATCGAAAAATGATACATATGAGTATACGATGAACAATAATATAGTGAATTTAATCATGTGTTCTATCCCTCCTTTTGTTTAAGTTGGTGAGGAAGGTAGGATTTGCACCTACTGTGTCATTCGACATCTGATTTACAGTCAGATTGCTTATCTAGATTGCATACTTCCCCAAAGTGAAAGTAGAGTAGCAAACGGAGATCTCGCATCGATCACTACTCTACTAAAAGGCTGGTTACTGAAGCGTGAAAGTTGCTTCTCCCACCCTCGCTCTCCTCCTCACCAGCCTTAATCATTAGTTTGGCGTTCTTACGTACACCTTTGTTTGCCATTCTTGTAAAGAACCTATGGTTTCCCTTGCTCCTAATTCGTGGAGGTGGACTCCAAGTATTTGCAAACTTTCTACCTAATTTATTTTCTTTCATGATACCTCTTTGTTTAATTTGTTCCCCGACCTACTCATGAGAGGAGGCCTCCACCTACATTCTATATTTGGGATGGACGTATTCACTCTCCCAATAGCTGTAGTTCTCCTTTTAAAATCTGATATGGTTGAAATCTAACCACTCTGTCGTAGTTTAAAACCTCCCCATTTACATAACTACTGCACTGACGCTCAGTTTCCTGTCAATAAAGGCCTATTCAACTGACAGTTCTTATGTCCAAATCCGCTCTTACTACTTACGGAGTCCGACTTTCACGGAAAGTGCTATTCGCTACAAGTTTTTATACGGCAGTTTCTAGAGTCTCTGCCAGTATTCTATTTAACTCTTATAATTTCTAATCTTCCTGACCATCCTCTGTCAGTAATATCTTTTGCATAGGTATCACCTAGTTCCCAAGAACCATAGGTCATAGGACTCTGGACTGCCACAAACCAACGAGCAAACCTATTCTTCTTCTCATTGGTAGGTGACTGATACTTCTTGAGTACCTTCCAAGTCCATTCTCTATCCCTAGTCTGCCATACTTCGTATGGTTCTTCCTTACCTACTGTTTTGGCACAGGGATTTACTTCTCTAGTCATATATACACTCCTTTTTAGCCACAAGATTCACAGTTAAAATTTGCTTCGTTTGTGAGTTGATAATGAAAATCTCCTCCTATTGCTTCCTGTCGAATTGATACGCCAAGTGTAGACATGAAAGATAAGTCTCCATGTGATAGAGTCTTCTTATTCAGTCTCTCTGCGTAGTCCCTTCCTAGCTTATTAGTAGGATATATTCTTTTCATACCATACTCAAGTCTTTCCTGTATGGTAATTTCATGCATATTAATCCTTTCCATTATTATAAAAGTTATCAAAATGAGCTTGATAGTCATTACTCGTTTGATGTTCATCTGACCCGCCACGATCCGAGTCAGGTTCGTTATACCTATGATAATAAGGATATTGATAGTCCTCATCATCTCCGTGAAAGGTAGTTCTCTTTTGTTTCATACTATACCATTGAAATTATTAACTTAATCAATTAACTACCCTTATAGTGAGAGCGGTTAAACACAGTGAAAAGGCTGGTTACACGATGCCGCACATTTTGAACGGTTTCCCCTCCACGCCTACACTCACCAGCCTAATTTATTATCTCCATATACACTCATGTACAGCAGATACACTAAAAGGTGTAGGAAAGTGTTTTGGATAGTCTACCGATCTATCAGTACACCATGTATTCCATAGAAACTTACATCCACCTATTTCTTTACATAATTCAATATAATCTATTGCCTTTTTACGTTTCGTTATATCAGAGTTACCTGATGTTTGAAAGTATGTAGGCGTACCTATAGATGCGTCAACATCTGGTAAGAACTTACGAATGTTATGCACATCCATACATCCAACTTTACCTGCTACCAGTTGACAGGAAAAACCTGCTTTTGGTAGACCTAGACCTGGCACTTCAAGGAAAAGTAGAATGAGATCAAGTTCCATATCTTTTTTATTGGAACGTATAATCTGCATCATACGATTGTATAAATCCTGCCTATTCTTTCTAACATAGGCAAGACCAGCTATTTTATTACCCCAAATCCAAGATGAATTTAGACCACGTTTACGATATTCTTTCATCATAATTGGTAGTCTTGAAGTTTGTACTCTGATAGTAGAGAATACAAAAGCCAGTACCCATTCAAGGTTCTTAGGACATAACTGTGCAAATCTACGTACCTTCTTATTATGAAGATAGTACATTTGATTCCTTCCAAGTTATGAGATTAATGATTTACAAGTTCCCACACATGAGTAGTAGACTAATTAGATTATAATTAGTTTAAGATATTGGTATAATATGACCAAACATATCTGTTGTGTATTCTACTTCCTTATTGCGTGGACTGTAATAAACATCAAAATGAGTTGCCTCACTTTTAATATTATGCTGTGGATGATGACCACGACCGCCAGCCCAATTTCTCCACCTTACACGTACATCTTTCCTAGCACATTTATATCGTGCTGTTGCGAGTTTACGAGCGAATTCTAAGTTCTCCTCAGAGAATGGAATAAAACGTGCCATACTTGCATAAGGCTTAGAATCCTGAGTAGTTTCTAAAACATCAAATGGTGTCTTCATAACTTCCTTCCTGTCCACTACTCAAATGTGGAAACTTGTATTTGACTGTACCTAGTATGAACCACGCAGATTAAATAATCAAGTTATTTTTTAAGTCTAAGTCTAAAATGTTTACGTTTCTGCATTGCATTCCAGAATCCCGACATTTGCGGTTTAATTCCTTCTGGAAGTGTAGGAAATTGAACTACTTTAAATTCTTCTATTGGTTCATCAAACTGTATAGTATTAGCTTTAAATCGTGCC